TAACTGCACTCACCTGACCGTTAAGAAATTTTGGTCTCTGACCTTTCATGAGAAGACCACCCTTAGGGAACTTTATTTGTGGAGTGGGAGTGGTGTTCTTGAAGTTGTTCGCAGCCACGGTGGTGTTGTTGAACCTGTTCACGTTGTTCGTCCTCACTGCTGTGTTATTGAACCTGTTCACTGCTGTGTTAGCGTTATTGTTCGCAGCCACTACTGTGTTATTCGCTGCCACAGTGGTGTTATTGAAATTGTTCGCTACTGTGGTGGTGTTATTGAAATTGTTCGCTACTGTGGTGGTGTTATTGAAGTTGTTCGCCACTGCTGTGTTGTTCGCCACTGCTGTGTTATTGAACTGTTCCTTCTTGACTGGGGTCCTTCCAATCTTTACGGGTTCATGAACTTTCATGAACCTCAAACGCTTACCGATAGAATCGATCATTTGACTCTTCGTCATCTGGTCGAATTGCCGGAGACCAACCTTACGCGCGACCCTCTTAATATCATCACGTTTAGATGACGAATCAAAGAGTGTATCATAATCCGTGGGTCTGAGTGGTGACTTCTTATCGACGAGGTACGTCCTATTTGCGCTCATAATCATAGGTGGGAGAGGTAACTTCCCCGCCTTGATATCGTCATAGACCTGGCATGTTTGTTCTTTTGTCAGTTTAATACTGTGTCCTGTGTTCATCTTGATGAGTTTTTTCAGGATGTCAAGATCTGCGTCTGGATCGCAAACCTCTATCATATATAGTAAACTGATAAAAAAAGTGTTATGTCGAATATCCAATTGTATACAATCGTAGCTTTTCTTCGTATTCCATATTGAAATCAAATATATCCGTACAGCCTACATTAACCTCGACCACCTCTATCGGTGTGTTGAAGCTCTCGCGATTTGATAGTGCTGAACGAACGAGTATATCCACAAATTGTTTGGGATTATCGATACTTTCTCGATATATTTTGTCCATTTTAATTCTAATACATGTAACTTCGTGTGGTTTCTTATCTAAAAATGGTGTGAGTGGAAATTCCTCCTTCATCCCACCGTCCACATACGTTTTTCCTTCATAGTTTCCACATGCAAATATAAAAGGCACCGCCATACTCATACAGACGGCATCAATTACCTTCATATTGGGGTGTGTATCCCGTGAAAAATAGACAGTTTCAGTAGTATTCATACAATATGCTGAAATATATATTTTCATATCCAATTCTATAAAGTTAGGATCGGAACCACATATGTCCACCAACTTTTTGCGTATAGGTCCCATATCAACAAAACCAAATTTGTTAAAAAAGGAACCGATACGTATTTTAACAAAATTGGGGATATCTAATGATAAAGATTCCTCGAGGATTTCATCTACAGACATACCCATGGCCAAAAAGAGTGCCAAAATTGCACCCGCCGAAGATCCTGAAATTTCCTTCACATCTGCCAATTGCGTCTCGCGTACCTTTAAAGCGCCAATGAGTGAAAATAGTCCCATTGATGCCGGGCCAAGGATGAGATACTTCATCTTCTTACTTAATAGAACTGAGGAAATTGGCGACGCAAAACCGCAAACACGACCGCGAACACGACCGCGTGTGTCACGACAGCTGGGAGACTGGTCTGACCCGAACGGAAGACACCACCCGATCCTGGGGGAAGAGTGAGTAGTAGACCGGGGCTGAGAGCCAAGAAGAGAGCAGTGGTCACGAGCAGGTCGGTCTTGGTGAGTACGAGACCCATAGCCTTGGCGATGAGACTGTACACGAGAAAGAACACGAGCGCGTGGAAGAACACAGCAGGCTGTGCGGTCTTGCGGTTCATGAATTTGACGTTCTTGCCCGCGGTGGTCACGAGAATACCGGGGCTGAGTGCGAGAAAAAGGGCGGCGGGGATGGCAACTTTTTGAGCGGTGATATCGGCGAGCATTTAATATAAGCATACATAATTTTCCATGAAATGCGCGAAATGATCATAGGAGGCACCCCGCATAATATCTTCGTGCATTCCATTGTTATTTACGATTCGCCTGACATGTTTCCAAATATGAAAAAGTACATCGTCTCGTTCCGTTTGTGTACGTTCATTGTATGGATCATGTTCCGTGTAACAAAACTCCACAAAGTCACAAAATTTCCCCGTGTGTTCAACTCTTGCATCATATAGGAGGGTCCTGATGGTATCCCACATCATGTGTAATTCATCTGAGTATTCGACTTCCCAGTCTTCGATATTCAGAGGAGTGTATTCATTAAATTCATCGTCGTCGCTTACATCGGCATCAAGGCCGATGTTCGCTTCGTATACGTATTGGCTCCAGACCATGGTTAGTTACTTATCTTCTTTCTCGGGCTTCTCCTTTATACCAGTTAGGGATATTGAAGTAGATTCTCTCGTTTTAAGTCCATCTTTAATTGCATTTAGGGCTCCTTCGACCTTAGTTTCGTCTCCACCGAAAAATGTCATTAAACCATCCTTGATGGCATCTTTACTCATACCAGATTTCCTGACTGATTTACGTATACTGATTTTACCCTTCCTGAGGTTAATCGTATCGATACCTTGTTCGACCATGTGCTTTTTCACTTTTTCCTTGAGACGTTTTTCCTCCTGAGTGAGAACCTTGATATCAGATTTCGCATCGGTTAATTGTTTTGTGAGCTCTACCAGTTTAGATACATTCTCGGAGAGGTCAGGTGCAACTGATGACATGGTTATTATTAAATACTAGAACTAAATCTTTAAGCGCAAAGACCACGCTGCATGAGATCGGGCACGATGGTGGAGTTGTTCCACACGAAGGGTTCCTTGGGGTTGGGAGGGTCCTTACGGATCTGCTGGTTCGCGTTGCGGAGGGCACCACCGACAGTCTCGGGGAAACCAATCTGCTTACGGGGTTCAAGGAAGTTTTGACCCGCGAGGATGTCCTCTGGGGCAAACTGACCGAAATCTTCCGCGGAGGCAACCTCACGGGGGAGGAGCGAGGAAGCGAGGCCGGTACCCTTGTTCATGCCACCACACACGGCATCGGTTGGGGCAGCGGCGGGCCCCGCGGAGGGGGCCATACCGAAAGGCGCGTATTGACGCTCGACGATAGTGTAGCTCGACTTATTGTTCATGGAAAAAAGCAGGAAGATCAAGGCAGCGACGGCGACCAACATCACGATGTTCTGTTTACGACCCTTCATTATCTTTTATATATGTATAACAATTTTTTTATTGGTCATCTTCATCGACAAAAGCATACTCGGCTGGGTAAGTATCGATGATTGGGTCATCATGGACCCTGACCTGGACAACGTTCCATGTTGGACCGAATGCCTTTTTGGCGAACCAGAGTCCGGCGAATTCGAGAATGACATCACAAGTCTTCTCGGGCTGGAGAGTATCAAATTCGACGGTACCCTGTTGTGCATTGAAAACCTTGGTAACATCGAGGCGGTCACATGTCATTGTACCCGAGTCGAGTGCGGATGTATAGGCACCCTTGATGACACTTTCAGACAACTTCTTACCAAACCATGATTCACAATTCTCGAGGGCCGCTTCCAGGTTACGCGTATCGATACATTCGATCCTCTGGGTGTTGACATCCGAAACGATATCCATAGCGACGTCACCTGATACGTCAGTAACCTTCACTTTGTTGAGCTGGACAAGACACTTACGCTTGTCGTCATTGAGAACCTTCACAAAGTAGAGACCATCTTCACCTTTGGTGGGAGCAGTGTAGATCATTTATACATGTATTTGGTTTCATTTCTTTAAACCAACAAATGGGATATTCGCAGCCTTATCGAGTAACGTTTTTGGTACCCATTGGTTTCTCCTGGGATTATATCCATACAGTGTCTTGGAGGTGTTCATATTCTTGGGGAGTGGCTTGGCATTTTCTGGACGCAATGAATATTCATTCTTGACATACGCTGTGTTGGTGACATTCTTCCACTCGAGTTTCCCTATGTTAAAACGCTTGTTTCCTGAGGATTTCTTATATCCCTCTACGTTGGTGTTTTTTACTACAGGTTTGAGACCATGTACGATCTGTTTAGACAGTTTATCACTGGAGGGTTGCGTCGTGTAGTTTTTGTACTTCCCAGGATCGACTTTCATAGCTTTGTTTATAGAAACCTTAGCTGTCTGTGGTCGTACTTTCTTCCCTGTGATAATCTTGGGGGATACCTTCCGGAAGACATCGTCCATGGAATTAGACGCCTTGATGCGTTTATCGAAAAGCTGTGCCAAACGGACAAGTCTCTGTCGATCCTTTTCCTTTTTCTCTGGGCGAAGACGGAGTTTATGCATCAAATAGATATCCTCAATAAGAAATTCCTTACTCGCGACAAGTATACGCTTATCATTGGTCAATTTACCAGTGACCACATCACGATACGTCACACCCCTTTTTTTCGTGAGTGCCACTTCATATCCAAACTCTTTGGGTCGCATGAACGGAATGTCGAGAATACCACCCATGTTGAAGTCTTCGATCTTGTTAGATTTTGTGGAGAAAAGTCGCATGTTTAAATCGAGTGCAAAAAGTTCTACATCGATGAAGATATCACCCTTACCAGGTCGATTGTTATTGGAAGTCTTCTTTTTCTTAATCAAGGAGTATCTCCGTGTAACGAACGGACCCGTCTGTTTGAAACCAATCCCCAAAAACTTAAACAATTTGGAGTGCATCGTTTGCATCAACATAATTCGCTTTTTAATACGTAAATTGAGACGCTTCGCTATTTCTCCTAGTTTGTTCCATAGTAAGAGTTTGACCGCTTGAAGTTTTCCAAAGTATGTATCATTCATTGGAAGTCTGGGTACAAACTTTGCATCAATATCACTCGTGATGATTCGATCATTGAAATCCACGTACAAATTGAATGCCTCACCCCCACTTACGATGAGATCGCCCGAGGAACTCAGGAACTGTGTGAGATCCCCGATCGTGTCCAATATGATATCGCGAATGGAATCCGTCACAAATACATATATGATCTTTTCGAAATCTTTATCAGTGTGGGTACTTTTGACCCGGGCACGGAACTTACCAAAGTCTCTCTGTAAGTTTCGATCGTAGTATTTTTTCAATTTAGCATCCTTGAAAAATAAATTTTCATTCATAAATTTATCAATCGCAGCCTTTGAATAAATCTTATCATCCATTATTATATCACGATATAATAAATGGTATGCAACGTCATCGAAGAATGTCGCTGCTATTCATACACAGGTGAGAAGGAACAATTTTGTGGTGTGAGGAAAGGACCAAATGTCGTGCCATGCCCGAGTGACTGTTGTGCGGGTGGATGTCCTGATGATGGGTCTAGACAACCTTTCCGTTATATAGACAGGGCAACTTTTGTCACATTGAGCAATCGTAGATTTGTCTTTTTACTATGGCTGATTGTGACCGTGTCTATTATCTACTTCTTCAGGCACTTAAAGATTAAGCAGGTAAGAAAGATATAATGTCTCTTGAAACCATTGAAGTCGAAATTGCCGCCCTCCGCAACGATATTAAGAACCTGACCAAACTTGTTCGTAAGGTCAAGAACACTCAAGAGGATCCTGATGGTGAGAAGGCTAAGGCTCGCGCTGCCAACAACGGCTTCAACCGCAAGCAAGATGTGACGCCTAAGTTGCGCACATTCCTCGGTCTTCCAGCTGAAGAACTCATCTCCCGCTCGGAAGTGACCAAGTTCATTAACAAGTACATCACCGAAAAGGGTCTCAAGCACCCCGACAACGGTCGCCAAATCGTACTCGACGACACACTCCGCGACCTACTCGCACCCCCCGCCGACGTTGTGGTGACTTACCTTAACTTACAGAAGTACCTCAGCCCGCACTACATCAAGAAGGAGGCTTAAAAAATAAACACATTCTATACTAAAACATGGTGACTTTCCTTACAAAGGAGAGCGCTGAACAACTTGTTGGTACAAAAGTAAAAGACCTTGCTTTGTACCAAAGAGCTTTTACGCATAAATCTGCTCTCAAGGAGTATGAACAATTTACAGAGTCCTTTGAAACACTCGAATTTATTGGTGACTCGGTCCTCGGGTTTGTCATCACTAAGTTTTTATTTGATAGACATGAAAGTAAGCAAGAAGGTTTCCTCACGAAAGCTCGTACAAAGCTTGTACGCGGTGAAACCCTCGCTAAAATTGCAGATGCATTAGGTCTAGGCCCTCTCGTCATCATGGATGAAAAGGGGTTAAGAAATAACTGGAACAATAACCCCAAGATTTTGGAGGATGTTTTTGAGGCCCTGATAGGGGCTCTATACATGGATCTGGGTCTTCTTCACGCAAAGGAGTTTATCCTTAGGATATACCAAGATCCCAAATATGTGGACATGAACTCTATCATGGTGGATGATAACTTTAAGGATCATCTCATGCGTCACTGTCAAGTTCAAAACTGGCCTCTACCAGAGTACAGAGTAGCTGCACACCACGAGGGATTGTTCTACATTGATATCTACATCAATGACGGTTTTGTTGCTAGGGGTGTCGCAAAGAGTAAGAAACAAGCTGAACAAAACGCAGCGTGCAGTTACTTTCATGTGCAAGAAGAACTTAAAAACTACAACTTTAATTAATGTAAGAAGATGCATCCTAATGTTAAAGCGCTACTTGAAATTGAATTCGCCGCTCAGAAAAGTGAGGAATGGCTTGCTCTCCGCGGAAATATGCTTACAGCGAGTGACGCAGCTACAGCTATAGGTGTGAATAAATATGAAACGCCCGCTGAATTGTTACTCAAGAAGTGTGGTCGTGGGATTCCCTTCTTCGGTAATGCAGCCACAAAACACGGTGAAAAATACGAAGATGAGGCTCGTATTCTGTATGAAGAACGACATAATGAAGTCGTCCATGAGCTTGGCCTTTGTCCCCATCCGGTTCATAAATGGCTCGGTGGGAGTCCCGATGGCGTCTCCGAATCTGGGAAATTGGTGGAGATTAAATGCCCCCCTATGCGACAGATTGTACCTGGTGAAGTCCCCATTCATTATATGCCCCAGCTTCAGTTGTGTATGGAGATTTTAGACTTAGAAGAAGCAGATTTTATTCAATATAAACCAGCCGAGACCAATTGGCCTAAACCCGAAGAATTTGATGTCGTTAATGTTAAGCGAGACCCCGAATGG